TATTGGCAGCTTCTACATCTGCGTCTGCTGTCAGAGGCATGTCGTTTAATATCCTCTTCCTCGACGAATTCGCTTTCGTTCCAAACCATATTGCAGACTCGTTCTTTGCATCTGTTTATCCTACTATTACTTCTGGTAAAAGCACAAAAGTCATCATAGTTTCTACACCACACGGTATGAACCATTTCTACCGTATGTGGCATGATGCAGAGCGTGGTAAAAATGAGTATGTTTTCACAGACGTTCACTGGTCCGAAGTTCCAGGAAGAGACAGTGAATGGAAAGCACAAACAATTGCCAACACTTCCGAACAACAATTCAAGGTTGAATTTGAATGCGAGTTCTTAGGTTCTGTTGATACATTGATTGCTGCATCTAAACTTAGAACCCTCGTGTATGACCATCCTAAGACCCGTAGTGGCGGTTTAGATGTATATGTGGACCCAATTGAAGAACATGACTATCTCATCACTGTGGACGTTGCTAGAGGTGTAGGGAACGATTATTCAGCATTTACTGTTGTAGATATTACAGAGTTTCCACATAAAGTTGTTGCCAAATATAGGAATAATGAAATAAAACCCATGCTTTTTCCAAGTATAATAGAGGAGATTGGAAAAAGTTATAACGAAGCATATATTCTTTGTGAAGTTAATGATGTCGGAGATCAGGTAGCAAGTATTCTTCAATATGATTTGGAATATAAAAACTTGCTCATGTGTTCAATGAGAGGTAGAGCAGGACAAATTGTTGGGCAAGGATTTTCTGGAAAAAAAACTCAACTGGGAGTAAAGATGTCCAAGACAGTTAAAAAAGTTGGATGTCTCAATCTTAAAACAATGATTGAGGAAAATAAATTATTTTTAAATGATTATGAAATTATATCCGAACTTACAACATTCATTCAGAAACATAACTCATTTGAAGCAGAAGAAGGTTGTAATGACGACCTTGCAATGTGCTTAGTCATTTATGCGTGGTTAGTAGCACAAGACTATTTTAAGGAACTTACAGATCAAGACGTAAGAAAGAGATTATATGAAGAACAAAAAAATCAAATTGAACAAGACATGTCTCCATTTGGATTTGTATCAGATGGATTAGATAGTAATAGTTTTGTTGATGCTGAAGGTGATAGGTGGTTTGTCGATGAATATGGAGATCGATCTTATATGTGGGAATATATGTAATGGATATTGATAAACAAATAAAATTAGGTCATTTATTGCTTAACGACAGAACATGTAGAGTTTGTAGAGAAACAAAAAATCTTATAGACAGTTTTTATAGAACACATAAAAATAGAGGACCTGTTGCATCTTCTTATGCGTATGAATGTAAGGAGTGTTCAATAAAAAGAATTATAGAGTCTAGAAAAAAGAAACTTCCATTTATAGATTGGACATATCCCGATTGGTAGTTCACGTCACGTTTTCCCTTCGTAAAGTAAGTTTTTAATAAATAATTTTTAGATAAACTGAGATCACGGAGAAAAAAATGGCGACTCCTCAATTATCTCCCGGTGTACTTACTAGGGAAGTTGATTTAACTGTTGGGAGAGCTGATAATGTTTTAGATAACATTGGTGCTATTGCCGGACCTTTTGCAATTGGACCAGTTGAGGAAGCAATTGATATTCAAACTGAGCAACAACTCATCAATACATTCGGTAAACCAATTTCTACCGACGCTCAGTATGAGTATTGGATGACCGCATCCTCTTTCCTATCCTACGGCGGAGTTCTTAAGGTAGCAAGAGTAGATGGAACCACTCTTAATAACGCAAACGCTGCTGTAGGTTACGCATATACTACCAACGCAAAAATTAAAAACTACGATAACTACAATAATTCTTGGTCTAGTGATAGCGTACAATTTGTATATGCTGCAAAGAATCCAGGAACTTGGGCAAACAATTTAAAAGTTTGTTTTATTGACGATCTTGCAGATCAAAGAATTGGAATTACAACAACAAACTTAAGAACAGTTGGCGCTCAAATTGGATTTGGTGTAACAACTGCGATCACTAGCACTGCAATTGCTGGTGTAGGAACAACAACATCATTTACAGGATATCTAAAAGGTATCATTACTGGAGTTTCTACAGATACTACAAATGGAAATAGCACAATTGACGTAAAGATTGTTTCCAGAGTTTCTTCTGCAGGAACTGAAACTCAAATCACATATGCTAACGGAAATTCTGTAGCATCATTTGAGCAAGCAGATACAATGTTCTTTGTTAACAATGTAGGTGTTAATACTGGACTCAATGCAAATGCTGGAGTCTCTCTTGGTGCAGTTAATGATTGGTACGATCAACAAACTCTTGGTCTCACAAACTCAACAATTTACTGGAAATCCATAGCACCAAAACCATCTACTAATTCATATTCACTTGATAGAAACGGCAAAAACGACGCAATGCACGTTGTTGTTGTTGATGACACTGGATCAGTAACAGGAATTCAAGGAAACATTCTTGAAAAACATGTTTCTGTTTCTAAAGCACTAGATGCTATTTCTCAAGTCAATTCGCCACAAAAAGTTTGGTACAAAAATTATCTTGCAGATGTTTCAAACTACATTTATGCAGGTCAAAATCCATCATCTGCTGTTGATGGTTACAATGGAACAAGTCCAATAGCAACAGGATTCTCAACTTATTCTGGTGTTGCGGCTGCTTCATTTACACCAATTTCAACTGGAGCTGGACTTTGGGGTCAAAATGCACAAGGAGTTACCTTTAGTGCATTGGGTAATAAAACTTACAATCTTGGAGGTGGCGTCGATTATTCTGCTGCTGGTGGATTTGGAGCATCTCTGGGCAATCTGATGACTGCTTATGATTTGTTCTCAAATAAAGATGAAATTCAAGTCGATTATCTCTTAAATGGCCCTGGTCTAACTCTAGAAGCAGATTCTCAAGCAAAGGCAAATAAATTGATTGCAGTTGCAGAAAGCAGAAAAGACTGTGTTGCAGTAATTTCTCCACACAGAGCTGAAGTTGTTGACATTACTAACACGACCACACAAACAAATAATGTAATCAGATTCTTCAGTGCAATCACTTCATCTTCATATGGAATCTTTGATAGTGGTTACAAGTACACTTATGACCGTTTTAATAATACTTTCAGATATATTCCTTGCAATGGTGATATTGCTGGACTGATGACTAGAACTAATATTGATGCATTCCCTTGGTTCTCTCCTGCTGGTCAACAAAGAGGTGTTCTAAACAATGCGACAAAACTTGCATACAACCCATCAAAAGCACAGAGAGATCTTCTTTACACTGCAAGAGTAAATGCTGTTGTAAATCAACCAGGAATTGGCGTTCTTCTCTTTGGTGACAAAACAGCACTTTCCTATGCATCTGCCTTTGACAGAATCAATGTACGTAGACTGTTCCTCACAATTGAACAAGCACTACAAAGATCAGCTGAAGCTCAACTCTTTGAAATTAACGACCAGACGACTAGATCAAACTTTGTTAATATTGTTGAACCTTACCTACGTGATGTTCAAGCAAAGAGAGGAATTTATGACTTCTTAGTCATTTGCGATGAAACTAATAACACTCCTGATGTAATTGATAATAATGAATTTAGAGCTGATATTTTCTTAAAACCAACCAAGTCAATTAATTACATCACCCTTACATTTGTTGCCACAAGAACTGGTGTAAGTTTTGAAGAAGTGGCTGGCAGAGTTTAATTTACATAACTAATTAACGAAGGAGGAACTCAAAATGTCTACTCTCAGAACAATCACCGCTTTTAAATCAAAACTTGCAGGTGGCGGCGCAAGACCTAATTTATTTGAAGTTGAAATTCCATCATTCCCAGTTGCTGCTGGGGCAAATGTTTGGAGAACAGGTTCAGATCAAGAAGCTGATACCTTTAAGTTCTTATGCAAGGCAGCACAACTTCCAGCATCAAACATTGCTCCAATTGATGTTCCTTTTAGAGGAAGAATTCTAAAAGTTGCTGGTGATAGAACGTTTGATACTTGGACCGTTACCGTCATTAATGACGAAAACTTCCTACTCAGAAATGCGTTTGAAGTTTGGATGCAAGGAATTAGCAAGAATAGCAACAACACCGGTGCTACAAATCCTGGTTCCTACATGACATATGCTCTTGTTCATCAACTTGGAAGAGGTGCTGATAGAGGAATTGAATCAACTACAAATTCTCCTGCAGCTGATGGAACTGCTATCACTCCCTTAAAAACATATACTTTCTACGATATTTTCCCAACTAATATATCTGCAATTGATCTTTCATATGATTCTTCAGATGCTATTGAGGAATATACTGTTGAATTCCAAATTCAATACTGGGAACCTGGAGCATATACTAGAGATCTCGCCTGATTTATTACCATAAATACTAGAAAACTATTCGCTAGTACAATAAATTATGGCAAAATTATTTGGATTCTCTATTGAGAATACTGAACCAGTATCACCATCGGTAGTTTCCCCCGTTCCTCCTAACAATGAGGACGGGGTTGATCATTATCTGTCAAGTGGATTTTTTGGTTCATATGTTGATATTGAAGGAATTTATAGAACTGAATTTGATCTAATTAAAAGATATCGTGAGATGGCGCTTCATCCAGAATGTGATAGTGCAATTGAAGATATTGTAAACGAGGCAATTGTATCCGATAGTAATGATAGTCCGGTCTCAATTGAACTTTCAAATTTAAATGCTAGCGACGGAATCAAAAATAAAATTAGAGCAGAGTTTAAACATATTTTAGAGTTATTAGATTTTGATAGAAAATCTCACGAAATTTATAGAAATTGGTATATTGATGGTAGACTTTATTATAATAAGGTTATCGATCTTAAAAATCCTCAAGAAGGTATTCAGGAATTAAGATACATTGACGCAATGAAAATGCGTTATGTTCGTCAAGCTAAAAAGAAAGGGAAAGACGGATATAGACTTGCAAATATGAATAATGACAATCCCATGGAATATGAATTTCCTGAGATTGAAGAATATTTTGTTTATAATCCAAAAATAACTTATCCAACCACCAATCCATCCTCTCTTGGAGGACTTGGTGGAATTAAAATGAGTAAAGATTCTATCACATATTGCACATCTGGACTTGTTGATAGAAATAAAGGATCGACCCTTTCATATCTTCACAAAGCAATTAAATCTCTTAATCAACTTCGTATGATTGAGGATTCTTTGGTTATCTATCGTTTGTCTCGTGCCCCAGAAAGAAGAATCTTCTATATTGATGTGGGCAATCTCCCTAAGGTAAAGGCAGAACAATATCTTCGTGATGTTATGATGCGTTATCGTAATAAACTTGTGTATGATGCGAACACGGGTGAAATTCGTGATGATAAAAAGTTCATGGCAATGCTTGAGGATTTTTGGCTTCCTCGCCGTGAAGGTGGTAGAGGAACTGAAATTTCTACTCTTCCTGGCGGGCAAAACCTTGGAGAAATCACTGATATTGAATACTTTAAGAAAAAACTAT